TGGGGAGATGCGGAAAGGAGAACCGATGGATAACAGAGAAGCCGTTAATTGGTTAATCAATATCTCAGCAGATATTGGCAAGGCAGAACACAGTGATTTGTGGCATTACGAGCAAGCATTAACCGAAATAAAGGACATGCTTGAATCCGCACAGCCAGAAGAACGCACGGCGAAACGCACGGAAACACGCGCGTGTGATTCAATCGGCAGGAAGGTGGCGATTGATGCAGTAGATGCGATAGGACATATTGCAACAATGCCAGATGGCGACAAATGCATCAGAAGAAGCGCAGTAAAATATACATTGTCCATGTTGCCGCCCGCTGAGCCTGAACATGAGTGGATTCCCGTCATAGAAAGGCTGCCAGAGAACGCAGATCATCCCGGAGCGCTTTGTCCAAGATATCAAGTAACCACACCGTATGGAGTTACGGAAGGATGGTACAGACCGCATGACCACGAAAAGGGCGGTCAGTGGTATGCACTATTCTGGTTCATGAGTCATATATATGAGATTTGGAATATTGATTTTGAAAGAGGAGATGTTCCGAAAATTGTATCCGAAGCGCCGGTTACGGCATGGCGACCGTTTCCTGAGGCATACAAGGAGGTGGGGAATGAGCGTACTGATTGACATTCCTCAGATAGCATACAAAGCATGGGCATTGGAGTATGTCATAAAAGATAAGGATGGCAGAAGGGATTGGGCTGCCGAACGCGAAGCCGAAGAGAGCTTGAAAAATAGTCTGTCGGATGTGCGGTATTCTGCCGATCACGACCATGTGAGGTAACGAAGATGAAACCGATTGATGCAGATGAATTGTTGAAGAGAACGATATACAACCCTTTCCATGCACCGTATATCGTGGAAAAGGATATAAGAGAAATGCCGCCCGCTGAGCCGAAGCGGAAAAGATACCGTCATTTCAAAGGTGGCATTTATGAAGTTATTTGCGAGGCGGCGCATCACACCGAAAGCCTTGAAAGCCTCGTGATTTATAAGAATGTAAAAACAGGCGAAATTTGGGCGAGACCAGATTGGATGTTTTACGGGAATATTCGGCCGGGCAAAAAGAGATTCGAGGAGGTGAGTGAGTGATAGCGGTTAAGTTATCAAACAAAGTGATGTCTAGTGTGCCAGAGTGTTGTGACGATTGTTATTATTGCGGCACAAAACCACATCCATATAAGGGATGGACGGAAGAATGTGAACTATGCTCACAATGCTTGGATGACGATCAAGAAGACGGGTGGGTTTATGATGGAAACAGCAGACCTAAGAATTGCCCGTTAGTAGAGATTCCAGAGCCGTACAAACCGAAAGACATGAATACAGAGAAAAATAGACGCAGAGGACGACCAAAGGCAGATTATACTTGTGCAATCAGTAAGCGCGTATGCCCTTTTAATGATGATGATGTTTGGAAATGGGGTTTAGCACGCGATGTGGCCTCCAGTAATTGTCCTATACAATCATACGAGAATAACGACCACATAGACGCAAACGGCGGAATGGTGATAGACGATTGGTGCAAGCATTTAATACCGCGCAATTCTGATTGAGATTATGCAGATATAAAGACGGTTTAGACATGGGCGCAGCTTGCGACAAATTAATATTGACGGTGAATGCATATGGGAACGACACCTAAGGAAATCGGGGCAAGGCTTCAAAAACTGCTGTACGTAAAAAACATGTCGCAGAGGGAGCTGTCAGAAATCATCGGCGTCAGGGATGTCACAGTGTCCAGATACGTGAACGGTCAGAGGGTTCCGAAAGCAGACGTTGCAGCCAGGATCGCACAGGCCCTCGGCACAACAACGGATTATATACTGGGTCGTGATACCAGCGATCCTGAAGTCAGCTACGACAGGATTATGAGAGATGTGGAACGGTATTCCGGCCAATGGACCAAAGCTCAGAAGATAGCACTTCTGATTCAGTTACTTGATTAGAAAATCATAAAGATGATGAGAATGTAAAGAAAGGAATAAGACTTATGCAATTTGATTGTGATATCAAGAACGGCTCGGAAATCGTGATTATGGGAATCCCCTACACGATAGAGCTGAAAGAAGATTCTTATGACGCAGCGGAGACCCATTTCGGGCAGATATCTTACGCAAAGGGAAAGATCGTCTTGAACAGTAGCCTTCCCCCTCAATTGATGCGGGAAACGCTCGCACATGAGATGGTGCACGGCATGCTCTTACATATGGGCAGGGAAGACCTGAATAACGATGAGGCATTCGTCCAGGCTCTTGGAAATGCGATCTCACAGAGCTTCGTCCCGAAGGTGGACTGGAACAAGAATACAATTACATTCAAATCCGATGGCAGCATAATGCTTGCTCCTGCATCGTTTGCTCATAGCTCGGTGGAAGATGTGGATAAGACATGAAGAATTCAGAAGGATATAACGACCCGACAGCGGGTGAGGCGATTGCGAACATCGAGAAGAAGAAACGCAATGAAGAAATGTATGTCAAAAACGCGATCAGCTCCCTCATGAACATATTCAGGATATCGGCAAGCCTTGTTGGATTTGAGATCGTAGGCCGGATCACGTTCCGGGACAAGATCACCGGCAAGGAATACAGATAAAGCACAGGAAGGATACATACAAAGATGGATGTGAAATGCAGACGCTGTGGCAGGAAGCTTACGGATCCGGAGAGCAGGGAACGTGGATACGGTCCGGAATGCTGGGCGGAAGTGGCCGGAATAACGCACGTGCGCCGTAGCGGGAACATTCCGGGGCAGGTCAGCATATTCGATTATCCGAATGTGGCTACAAGTGAATCTATGATAAGCAATGAGCCGAAAATCTGCCCTGTGTGTGGCAAGGAATACAGAAGGGTGGGCTGCATATCACGCAGGGACAATAAGACGGTCATATGCGAAGTATGCGGAGCCATGGAAGCTCTGGACGACGCAAGGGAAGCCTGCGGGATGAAGGTCAGCGCAGAGCATTTTGAGGAGATGAAGGCGGAAATAAGAAGATTGGTCGAGGAAGGAGAGGGCTTGCAGGATGACAATCAGTGAAATTGATGAAGGGGGCAGCGGGAGCGGATACCGTGCGGAAAACGACGGCGAAAGCGAACAGATGAGACGAAGGTTCATCGTGATGAGCACGGAAGAGCTGGAAGAGATCGTCCGCAGGACAGCGTTCGAAACCGCTGCCGAGACTGTTCAGAAAATGGAAGGGGTGTATGAGGAGAAGACAAAGCAATACAGGGACAAGCGTCTCAGGAACACGAAGCTTCTGCTCAGGAATTACCGGATGCTTAAGGTGGGCTGTGAAGAGGCCGTATGGAACCGTGAGGTGGCGAAGAAGGCAGCGGAAGAGATGGACATTCTCATGTTGATGAAGCCTGACGATCGTGTGATCGTTGACGCGATAAAGCAATCATCGGAAAAGACGGCGGTCATCCTCGCACACATAGACAGAATGATCGATGTTTACAAAGCGTTCTGTTTCAAGACGGGCGATAAAGAGAAGAGAAGGTACAAGGCCCTTCAGGTCGTATACCTGTCATCGAGCAAGATTAAAATGACGGAAGCAGCCGCCAAAATAGGCGTAACGTTACCGACGCTGTACAGTGATTTGGCGGTGGCGGAAGAGAGTCTCGCGTCGCTTCTTTTCGGGGTGTCGGGGCTGAAATTCTCGACCTGAGCAGAAAGAATACCGGGAAGCGAAATTTTAATATTGCTTTAGTTTCGAAAAACTGTTATTGTAAAGTCATAAAATTGTGCGATAAGGTATAGAAAAGCCCTCGGTTTTGTATGTATATAACACATAGCGCCGGGGGCTTTTGCTATGCATGTAGTTATTATATATATTATATATATTATATTATTATATTATTACTACTACAGAGTTATAAGGATACTTAAGGCTATAGGTAATATATATTATTACTGTTATATGCTGTGAGGGGCTGAGGCGACGGCTCTTGTGAACCACTCCGATACCTCGGACACTCACAAAACACTCGAAGGAGGTGACGGACGATGCCACGGGCAAGAAGTCCAGACAGCATTAAGGCTGAGCGGATGTATCACGACGGTATGAAGCTCATCGATATTGCTGAGGAACTCGGAGTCCCTGCGGGCACTGTCCGTCGTTGGAAGTCAACCCAGAAGTGGGACGAAGTGACGAGCGATCGGCCGGAGGAATCAAAGAAGTCTGAGAAGCCCCCAAAACCCGAACGTTCGCAAAAAAAGAAACCGGTCAAAAAAACGACCAAAAAGCCAGCGAAAAAGAACGCTAAAAAGAAAACGAGCGTTCGCAAAAAGAAATTAGGCGGTCAGCCGGGGAATAAGAATGCGGTGGGTAACAAGGCATCGTTACCGGGAAACCAGAAAGCGGTCAAGCATGGGGCTTACCGCTCTATTTTTTTCCGCTTCCTCAGTAATGAGGACAAGGAGCTGCTTGAGAGCATGCAGGACATCGATACAGAAGACCGCCTCCTCCTCGAAATTCAGGTCCTTACGATCCGCGAGAGACGTGTGATGGAAGCAATCGAAAAACAGGGCGCGGTAGACCAGTACGTCTCTGCTGTTGTGTATGAAGAGGATGACAGGAGATTCATGGACTCTCGAGAATCAGACCTGTACAAGGAAGTGAAAGGAAGGCTTGTAGCGTCTGGCCAGGCGCTTCCCGGTGAACCTGCAAAGCGGATCACGCGCACGGAAGCAACAATCAACCTGATCGCAAGGTTAGACCAAGAGCTTTCGACCATCCAGAAACAGATAGCGAACGACCTCAAGCTGCTTGAAGAACTCAGGCAGTCCCGTAAGGATGAATTCCACCGCAACAGGAAGAAAGCCCTTGAGATCGAGCTTATGGACGCACGGATCGAGCAGGTCGACGCCCAGACAAATAAGCTTCTCGGTACAAACCTTGAGCTTGAGGATACGTCAGAAATTGACGACCTGATATACGGGGAAACTGAGAAGGCAGACGAGGTGATAGTTGATGGCATAACGGATACGGAGGAAGGCAAAGATCATGAGGACGACGCACAGAGTCCTGAGATGCCGGACACAGGCACAGAGGGAAGTAAAGAAGCGGAAGACGATTGATTTCCATTTCTCAGAAAAACATATCCGGTACATTCGGGATTGCAGGGATAACATCTACAACATAGCCGAAGGGGCTGTCAGAGCCGGTAAGACGGTCGACAATGTAAAAGCCTTTGCCCATGAGCTGAAAGACCACCCGGACAAGATTTTCCTTGCCACGGGCAGCACATGCGCAATAGCAAAGCTCAATATCGGCGATTGCAATGGTTTCGGCCTTGAACACATCTTCCGGAACCAATGCCACTGGGGCAAGTACAAGGGCAATGAAGCCCTGGTCATAGAAGGACCTGACACGCACCATGTCCAGAAGATCGTCATTTTCTGCGGAGGTGGAAAAGCGGACAGTTACAAATCCTTCCGTGGATCCTCGCCGGCCATGTGGATTGCAACGGAGATCAACCTTCATCACGACAATACCATCAAAGAGGCTTTCAACCGAACACTCGCATCCCATCGAAGGAAGTTCTTCTGGGACCTGAACCCAGACCACCCGAACGCGCCGATCTACACGAAGTACATTGACAAGTACGTGCAGAGGTCGCAGAAAGGGGAGATGCTGGGCGGGGTCAACTACCAGCAGTTTACGATATTCGACAATATCAACATTTCGGAACAGAGCCGGAAAGAGTTTATATCGCAGTACGAACCGGGGACGATCTGGTACAACCGGGATATCCTGGGGCAGCGGTGCATTGCAGAAGGATTGATATATTCCAAAATGGCGGGTGAATTCTCACTCCCATTCGGACAGAAAAAGCCGCACAGTGTGACCGCACAGGAAGCAAGGGCAATGGGGTTAATAAAGATCATCATTGGCGTTGACTTCGGCGGGAGCGGGTCGGGGCATGCGTTTGTTGCCACAGGCTTCACACGAGGCTACGAAAGGATGATCGTGCTCAGGTCGAGGCGGTATCTTGAGGGCGATACAGACGAGGACACGGGCGAACGCATCAGCGATGTAGGCCCGAATGAACTGAATGCGTACTTCCTGAGGTTCGTGAAGGACGTCATGAAGATCTATGGATTTGTGACTGCTGTCTATGCTGATTCTGCTGAACAGGTCCTTATACGGGGATTCAGGGACACGCTCCGGAAAGAAAATATCCACCTGAGGGTGGATGACGCTTACAAGACATTTATAAACGACAGGATTTTCGCCCTTACGGCAATGTATGCACAGGGGCGCTTTTTTTATGTCGAAGAGGCCTGCCGGTCTATCATGGCGGCGATAAGCACCGCGATCTGGGACCCGAAGAAGGAAACACAGAATGAGCGCCTTGATAACGGGACGTCAGATATTGACTCGATGGACGCACTTGAATACACATTCGAACAGTTCATCGAACGGATGATCAAGATAAGGAGCAGGCAATGACGAACACAAAATAAACAATAAGACTGCTAAAAAGGGGGAAAAGAGAAATTGAATATCCCGGATATGTGGCAGTGGATTAAGAGGAGGATAAGAGCAATGCTCCCACGGGCCAGTGTCGAGAGAGAACTCGGCGTGAGGATCGCCGAATCAGAGCTCATGAAGAATGGCATTGAGCTCTGGATGTCAATGTACAAAGATGAACCGTACTGGAAGGGCGGTGACGTGAAGACGTTGAACCTTCCCGCTGCCATATCGGCTGAATTTGCACGCCTGATCCTGACGGAATTTCATATGGAGTCCACAGGATCCGCGATGGCAGACTTTGTGGATACGCAGATGAAGAAAGCGCTCAAGGACAAATTCCGGAAGGTGTCGCTTTATGCCGCACTCGGCGGAATCGTCGCAAAGGTCTATCCTGTCAATCCCGATGATAACGGGATTCCGACAGGCGTAAGCGTGGAATGGGTGACCGCAGATAAATTTTACCCAGTCTCCTTTGATGACGACGGGGTTATTACTTCCTGCTTATTTGTCCATTACAAGAGATCAGGGGATGATATCTACACGCGTTTGGAAATGCACTCTCTTGAAGGGAAGAGGTACAAAGTCGTGAACAGGGCATATCTGGCAAGGACCGTGACGGATTACGGGATGGATCAGATAGAGCTTGAGTCCCTGCTCCAGAGAGAAGTTCCCCTGACAGATGTCGAGGAATGGGCGGCTATCCAGCCGGAAGTAGAGATGGGGAACATGGAAGTCCCTCTGTTCGTCTACATAAAGGTGCCGATGCCGAACACGGTGGATGTAGAGTCTCCTCTGGGCGTGAGCGTGTATTCACTCTCTGAGGAGCATATACATGATGCAGATGTGCAATACGGGCGGATAATCTGGGAGTATGAAGCCACTGAGGCAGCGGTCGACGCAGACCAGAGCCTGTTCGAAGAAGATAGGGACGGCCGGCCTGTAATCCCGAAGGGAAAGGAAAGACTTTTCAGGCTGTACCATTCCCGGATGCATGAGGCTAAATCACTCTTTGAGCCGTTCCTTCCGACGATCCGCGATCAGTCGCAGTTCAACGGCCTGAACGAGATATTATACCGGATCGAGTGGGACTGCGGTCTTGCTTACGGCACGCTGAGCCATATGCCGGAATCACAGATAGCCAGGACAGCTACTGAAATCAAGATGTCAAAGCAAAGGTCGTTCAATGCTGTGTCCCTTATGCAGGACGAATGGAACGAAGGGCTTCTGCAGTTGGCCAAAGCCATTGAGGAAGTGGCTGTCCTGTACGGGGTGTGTCCCGCGGGCAACGTCGAGACAACAATTACGTTCGGTGACGGTGTCCTTGAAGACACCGATGTCGAATATCAAAGACGCTGGTCAATGGTGATGGCGAACAGGCTCAAGCCGGAGCTGTTCATTTCGTGGTATTTCGGATGCTCCGTAGAAGAAGCGCTGGAGATGATGCCTGAACCTGTCCAGGATGTTGAATCTCTATTCGGCAGTGAATAAGCGGACAGGCGGTGATGCATCATGTTAAGCCCGGAATATCTTAAGAGCGTATCTGATTACCTTGTCCATCTTTACGACAAGCTGGAAGAAGACATCATTCGGGATATCGTCAGACGGCTCGTGAAGACCGGAGAGGTCACGGAAACAGCTCAATGGCAGTATCAGCAGCTGCAGCATATGGGTGCCTTGCAGGACGAGATTCTGCAGAAGGTGGCAGAATACGCTAACAAGACTGAAGATGAGATCCGTGAGAAGTTCACGGAAGCCATGGAGCTGAACATAGAGACGAACGCAGCTCCGCTTGTAGCGCATGGCGTAGAGGTGGAAATGAGGATGTCCCCACAGCAAAGACAGATCTTAGAAGGTATGGTCGAGTGGACACAGGGGAACATCAAAAATATCACGCTCACTGCCGGCGTGGCAGGGAGCAGCCTTTACTATGAATGTTCGAACGAGGCTTACATGCGCGTCATATCCGGCGCCTACTCGCACGCTGACGCCGTTTACAAAGCCGTCAAGAAGGCGGGGTGGTCAGGAGCCAACGTTCAGTACGAAAAGCGCAGAGACAAGTTAGATGTGGCCATAAGGCGGAACATCATGACGAGCCTCGGGCAGACTACGGCGAGGATCACCGAAATGAACGCCGCAGATCTAGGAGCGGAGTACTACGAGACATCCGCCCACAGCGGCGCACGTCCCTCTCACACGGTGTGGCAGGGCAGGGTCTTCAAGATAGAAGGCTCAACACCCGAATACCCCAATTTCGCGGATTCTACGCACTACGGGGATATCGGGGGCATATGCGGTGTTAACTGCCGTCATTCCTTCTATCCCTTCTTTCCGGGGATTTCCAAACCGGCATACTCGCCCGCTGCCCTTGACCGCTATGCGAACCACAAGGTCAAGTACAACGGCAAGGATTACAGCGATTATGACGCCTCACAGAAGCAGAGAGAGCTTGAGAGGGGCATAAGGGAACAGAAGCGCATTCTTGCCGGTCTCGATGAGGCACGGAAGGCAGCGGGTGACGAGGAGCTTGAGAAGAAGCTCAAAGACGAGTTCGAGAAGGAGTCGACACTTCTGAAGCTGAAGGAAATGAACCTCAGGGATTTCCTGAGCCAGACCGGAAGGGATGCGGAGAACGAGCGCGTGAGAGTGCCTGAATTCAACAAATCCGTATCCATGAAGGCCGTATGGGCAGACAGGATACGCAAGAAGAAAGACAGTAAAGAGTGAACAAACATCGGATGCAATATTCCGGTGTTTTTTATATGCACACAGGAAAGGAGGATGTGGACACGTTGAAGGTATTTATATCACAGGCCATGAACGGCAAGACCGAGGAAGAGATCATCAAGGTGCGTGAACAGGCTATCGAGAATGTGAAGCGCAAGTACGGATCCGACGTTGAAGTGATCGAATCTTACTTCAAGGACTACGATCCGAAAGACGGTTGCATACCGCTTAAGTATCTGGCAAAAGCCATTGAACTGCTGGCGGATGCAGACCTTGCTTACTTCTGCCGCGGATGGCAGGAGGCGAGAGGGTGCAGGATCGAGAACGAGTGTGCAAAAGCGTACAGCATTAAGACCATCGCTGAGTGGTAACACCTGCCACAGGAAGGAGAATTACATGAAATTTGAGACCGCTTTAGACGCCATGAAGGCCGGAGCAAAGGTCAAGCGCCCCTCATGGGCGGGATACTGGGAATGGGATGCAGAAGAGGAGACGATCCGGATGCATTGCAGGCCGGAAGAATCCGATAACGGCGAACCTGTCCTTGATATCCGTGAAACTCAGCGCGTGGAATACACGCTCCGTAATGTCCTTGCAAATGACTGGATGTATGCCGATGAAACCAACTGCCCGGTCCTGGGAGGCAACCGGAAACGGATGTCCTTCGGGGAAGCTATCCAGATGGCCAAGCTTTACGGCAAGCGGATCAGGCGCAGGGGATGGAACGGCAAGAACCAGTTCGTGGAGCTTGCGACCTGCATATCGTACAAGAACGCAGAAGGGGACTGCGTCAATGTTCAGCATGACGCGATCGGCAATGCGGCATTTGCATTTGTTGGAACATCCGGAGTACAGATCGGTTGGCTTGCATCGCAGGCCGACATGTTAGCAACTGATTGGGAGGTAGTAGAATGATGGGAAGCAAAGAATTTATACAGTTCGCCAAAGAGCAGATCGTCAAGTATTTCAACGATAATGCTGACAAGTCGGATAAGAATGTTTTCATCGCTGAAGATGATGTGTTCGTCGTCTGGTATTGTAAGAGTCTCCAGAATCACAAGGCTCTGCTGAGTACGACCATCGCTGATGGCATGTATTACGAGATCACATTCAATGGAGACAAGCAGGAATCCTACCTTGATGCGTACAAGAAGTGGGAGAACAGGTGTATCCCTGTTCCTGAACCGTCATGAC